CATCGATATGCGTGACCTCGGGCTTGATCAGCAGCCCGCGCACCACGCAACCGAGACCCAGGCCGGAGATCAGCACACGGCCCTTCGCCGCCATCCAGATCGGCAGGTGGCGTTTCAATTCGGAGCGGCTGTCCTCCATCACCACCTCGCCGGGTGGGCCAAGATGCAGGGTCTTCATCGAAACCCGGTGCAACAGGGTGTAGCTGCGGTAGCCGACGCTGAAAGCCTGGATCGCGTCTGTCAGCGTCACCCGTTTGATGGTCCAGAGCCCGAACGTCTGCTCCGGCAGCGACGCGGGCACGCGCGCGGCGGCGAGGTAATTCTTCACGTGCAGGTTCCTGGTGTGGCTCCAGTCGTCACGCTCGTGAGAGATGTGAATGACGGCAAGACCGGTCAGGCTCACAGGGTCATCTCCGCCTGCCTGTGATCACGGATGCGCGGATCGCTGGCTGATTGGAACGCCGTGCAGCGGGATCCGTTCGCGTCACTGACCCACTCGGTGGGGTATTCGAGATCGGTCACCTTGTGGATCAGCGTGCGCGACAGGATGTCGCATTTCCCGAACGGGACATCATGGATGCACCGGGCGCAGAAGTCCGCGTGGAATGCTTCGCCGATGGTGCCGTTCGATGGTCTGAACAGCGACAGTTCCCCGGCGCCGCTCATCGTGCTTTGGGTGCCGGAGCTCCGAACACGGCCGCCGCGGGCCGGTATTTCGCCGCTTTACCCACCAGGGCGCCTCGCAGCGCCTTCACGTTGCCGGGATCCTTGACCTTGCTCATTTCGGCGGCCTTGCGCAGCTCAGCGCCGTTCATCGTCTCCAGGAAGGCCGGCGTATCGAAGCGGCCGAGTTTCGCCTGCGCGTCGATGATATGACCGATCCACTCCGCCGCCGGCCCGCTGCCGGTACCACGCGGCGCATCCGGACCGCGGACCTGCAGGACCCGGCTGACCATCTGCTGACCGATCATGATCATGTCCTTGTCTTTCATGGTCATCGGATTGCCGGTGGGGTCGATCAGCTTCAGGATCAGGTCATCGAACCGGCCATGGCCTGGTCCATCGGTCGAGATCTCGACGTTGTCGGCGCACAGCGTCAGCACCAGCAGCGCGATCACGTTCGATGCCGTCATTGGTGTCAGGAGGGCTTTGCGGATCGCGTCCGTCTTCGCCACGGCCACCATGCCCTGCCCCGCCTTGGTCAGCGGCGATTTGACGTCGATGACTTCGGTCACGACCTCATCGTCATCAGCTTCAGGCGTCGCACTTCCTTTGGCGCTCGTCTTACGGGTCTGCACCGGGGTTTCGACGGCGATCTGCGTCACGATCGCGCCATCCGGACCGATGGCCTGGAAAGCGGTTTCGCCACGCCGCATTTTCTCAAGCGTGCTGTCGTAGACGCACCGGAACCCCTTGGGCAATTCCATGGAACCGTGGTCACTGATGCGCGTCAGGCGAACGCGTTTCTTGTCTTTCACGAGCGCCGCCACCTGAGCTTCGAGCGCGGCGCGCTGCGCGGTCATGAATTTGTCGATCTCGGTGGTGGTGAACTGATCCTCCGCGTCAGGTTGCGCGAACAGATCTTCGTCCCAGGCGATCTTCGTCGTCGTCGGATCGAAGATCGCCACGCCGCGGGAAATTCGGCTGATCCGGCAGGCATTGACGATCTCGCGCCAGTCAACCGTCTCGTGTGCGCCTTGCTGAAAAATGGCATTCTTTATCTTCGACGCGGCCTGCTGCTGTTTCAGCGGCGCGTTGGCGATCGCGCGCAACTGGACATCCGTTGGCATCTGGATTTCGGCCATTTTAAGCACGAGCGGAGGCAGCCGTCCCAGGTGTTCCATGCGGCGAACCGAGCGATCATCGAGCCCCAGCGCGTTCGCGGCCGTCGTGACGTCGAGACCGTCCATCATGAGCTCGCGCACCGCGCGCCACTGATCGGTGGGGTGCATGTTTTCGCGCACCACGTTTTCCACGACCTGGGCCTGGCGGACCTCGGCGTCGGTCATCGGCCGCACGATGGCCTCGATCTCGGCCAGACCGGCGGCGCGCGCGGCGCGCACCCGGCGCCGTCCGAGGACGATCTCGTATTTGTCCGGCTCGCCGTTCGGCCGCACCAGGATGGCCTGCAGGACGCCGCTGACGGCGATCGAGCGTTTGAGCCCGCTTTCCGCGATCTCTGAAATTGGCACCGTACGGGTGTTGAGCTCCCCCTCGATGAGATGATCCAATGTAACAAGCATCGTATTACTCCCCGGGTTTGTTATCCACAGATCAGTTCACAGGTCAGTCTAGACAGATGGACCGATTAAGCGCAAGGCTCGCCGCGCAACGCCGGAGGAATTCATGTCAGCTGACCCAAATCCAGCCGAATGGCCGCAATTTGTTTCGCACAAGATCGTCCGCGCGACGCCGATCGTGTTCATCGAAGAGGTTACCGTTGATGAGGTCATCGAGGGAAAGTTTCGCGCCCTTTTCATCGAGCCGGAAGGGCATCACCGACAATTTTTCCCGAGCGAGCCCGGCATGCTGAACCGGGCTCAGATTGGCTGGATGGCGGTGATTTACGAGGATGGCTGGCGGTCGGTTTCGCCGAAAGAGAGTTTCGACAAAGGCCACAAGCCGTACAACCCGCACGCGACGAAGAAGCTCCTGATGAGCCGGGACAATCCGGATGGCTGGCCGCTCGAGGACCTGCTGTCGCTGGTGTGCATCGAATTGCTCGCGAAAACCGTACGGCTCAATGGCGACACGACGCCAGCCGCGCGTGGAACGCGGGCGCGGAACAGACAAGTCGTGGGGCTGTTGACCCAGGCCGAGGCGTTGCAACGCGAGACGCTGGAGGAACTCGATACGCTGGGACCCGATCAGGGACCGCGTGGCGTGCCCCGCATTGGCAAACGGCCTGGAGAAAACTGAATGGCCCAACGCGAAGGTGTTGGTATGGCGTTAGAACCGAAGCAACTGACCTCGGATGACAATCGCGCCATGGCGCGGCGCATGCGCGACACCCAGTGGGCTTTCATGGAGAAAGTTAACCGGCTGGGCACCGTGTATGTCTGCTGGTGGAACAAGAACCGCCGGCACGACGACACACAGCCATTGCCGGAAGACCTGCAAGTGTGCGGATTGATCGATGGCCTCGAATTGCTCGCATGGCTCAAATCTCACCCCGACTGGTGGACCATCGGCGCCTGGTCGAAAGAACGCTACGCCGCGCCGGTCAGTCTCACTGGCGCCGGCCGGCGCGCGTTACGCCAGCGCTCGCGCTATGACATGGAGCCGGTGACCGGCGGTCTGGTCGAGCCGGGCTGGATCGCGTTCCCGGCTCGACCAGGCTCGATCGAGTCGAACGGTTAGGCCAGGCTGTCCTGCATGATGATGCTCGACAAATCGAACAGCGGATTGTCCACATTCTCCAGCGCCGTGAAATTGAACGACTGGATCAGCGACATGTCGCCGTCGCTCTTCGAGCTCGACATCAGCTTCAGCCGCGGGAAGGTGATACGCATGAAGTCCGATGCCGACGTGGCGCCGGAATAGAGCATCACCGAGGCGCTGACCTCGATCTCATCCAGGAAGGTGTTGAAGATCGTTTCGTCCTCGAAGAGCACTGTCATGCTGCCGGTCACCCGGAGACGCCCGTTGAAGATGTGCGGCACGATGTTCGAGCCAACCACGGGATCGGCCTGAGTGGCGCCGGCGATCTGCAGGTTCATGCCAGTGACGACGGCGAGATCGACGCCATTGTAGGACAGCTTGCCGTTCACCGCGGCGAGCGCGCTCGATGTGGTGATGTCGGCTGGATCGGTCAGCTGCTGAAGGGTGACCACCGGCAGCATGTCGATGCCCAGGATCTGCACGCTGAACGTCACGAGGCCGGTGGCCGGGAGCGCCACCGAGCAATTGCCGAACTTGCACCCGACAAAGCACTCCGAGAGCTCCACATCGGAAAACCAGTGCTCGATGGAGTAGCTGTTGAAAAGTTGCCCGGTCGCCGGCGTGAAGAGTTTCTTGCCGGAAACCGCTAATCCGACGGCTGCCAGCGCGCCATCGGACAGTCCGAGCGTCGTGCCCATCTGCGCGTTCAGGTCGCGGCTGGTGATGACGGTATCGCTCAGCCCGTTAATCCGGAGTTTGACGCCATTGAGCGCGGCGTTCGGTGCCGCGATGCCGGTTAACTCGATGATGTCTTCCTGATGCAACTCCGCGAGAAGACCACCAGCGACGCAGGTCAATGTCCCAAGCTCCAGATCGAGGGTCAGCGCGAGGCCGGCCAGGGTGGCTCCCGCTGTCCAGGTGCTGCGTAGAATGCCTTCCCAGAAATCGTTGAAGGATCCCGGACTGAGCTGGCCAGCGAAAGTGCCCTGAGGGCGATGCACCCCGTGGCGGGCGTCGCGCAGCTGCTGACTGACCAGAATTTCCTGGCTCTCGTAGCTGTCCACGTTCAACGACAGGTCAGAGCTGACACGCCGCAAGACCTTGCCGCCGACGACAGGGTTGACCCCTTCCGTCACTTCTTTCGCGATGATGACTTGTTTGGCAACGCCAGTGGCGAACGTCATGAAACGTCTCCTGGAGGGTTACGGCGGTTCGGTAGCGAACCAATCGATTTGCACCGGTAGATTGATCCAGTCGCCGTACGGCACTGCCACCGGCGCGGTCCCCCGTATCACGGTTATCCATACGCCGTCGGGGGTTTGCAACGCGAGGCCGCGTTTGAAAACGGCGAGGATCTGGCTGGCGATCTGATTTTGCAGTCGGGTGCCGCTGTCGCGCGGAACGAAAATGCCGACCTGGAAGGTGCCGTCCCACTGTTGGACCGAGTCGGCGCCGAACCCCACCGGGCGACGCGATCGCGCCGCGAGTTCTGGTTTCAGCCAGGGAACGCCCTTGACGGGCGCGAAGGTTTTCTCAGGCCACGCGATGTTTTCGCCGATTCCCTCGATCGTGTTGGCGGTCAACGCGGCCTGCAGCGTGTTGTTCATCGCGTCGTCGAAGTAGCGAAGGGTGATCGCCATGGTTCACGCGCCGTTCAGCCGGGCCAGCGCCCTGGCGGCGATCACCGGCATTTCCGCCATGGTCTGCGCGACCATGTGCGCGCCCTGCTGATTGTAGTGCCGCCCGGCGCTGTCCTCGCCCACGAATCCGTATTCGACGCGCCGGGCATAGACTGTCGGGTTGAGGATGACGATGACGTCGCCAACCCTCGCGGTCATGATCGCCTTGGCCGGATCCGGCACACGGCCGGCCACCGGAATGGTCTGGCCCTTGATGATCGCGGTCCAGTTCGAGCGCAGGAAGCCGGTAACGACCGGGGTCCGCTGCTTGACGGTGTTCACACTGTCCATGGCGATCGTGCGCAGCGCGGCGTCGGTGTGTCCCACGGCCTGGTTGACCCAGCGGCTGACGTCTTCGGAAAAATCCGCCATCAGCGGACCTGCACGGGAAACAGAAAGTTCACGCCATTGGAAAAGCGCCGGCCGGTCTGCAGGATCGAGCGCTTTTCGTCATTGACGATGATGATGTCGTTGACCTTCGGCGGCGGGTCGATGAGATAGGCGGCCAGGGACAAACCGATGGTATCAACCTCAATCCACCCCATTTTGACCATCTGTTCGTAGGTCAGCACCGTGCCATACACCTGCAGATCGGCGGCGAAGACGATATCGACGACGGTGCCGATCAGGGTGGTGACATCGCCCGCGAAACTGACCGGCACCACCGGAAACTGATTGTTCCAGGCCAGCGCGTCGGCATTGTAAACGGCCGGCGGAGGCGCCCCCAACACCGGGGCGCCGGTCTCATCAACCTGGGGAATGCCGTCGCTGTTCGTCATCACCGTGTTGGGCATCCCCACCACGGTGCAAGGCGTGGCCACCGGATCGAATGAGGTGCTCGTGATCTGGTCGCCGGCGATCAGCCGCCCCGTCGCCGTCGAGGCGGTCAGGTTGAGATAAGCCTGCCCGCCAATCACGGTCGCGGCGGTCACGGTCACGTCATCGGTGACGTTGGCCGGGTTCGCGTAAGGCTCGGGGCCCGCCAGCATGGAAATCCGGCGCAAGGTCATCGCCTCGCCCCGACTTTGCATGCGCGCCAGAACCCGGCGCGCGACGTATTTGTTCCGCGGCAGGTTGATCTGAACGTTGGTGGGCTGCGAGTTGTTGGGAGGAGCATCGCTCATCAGGCCACCCGTTTGAAGCGTTCAAGCAGCGAGCGGGCGCCCGGTGGCACGGCGCCCACGCCGGTCTGATAAAAGCTTCCCGTGAATACCCCGGCCGTGTTTTCGGAAGAGAGGTTCGGATCGGCCGCGGCGGCGTTGTAAATCGCGGCCGCGGTCAGCTGCAGCGCCTTGTAAACATCGGCCGGCAAGCCCGTCGTCGATGCCACGGGCTGTGTCATGTCATAGCCGGCGCTGTAGTTGACCGCGATGTTCATGACCCCACGCGGGATCCTACGGCCTGGAAACCTCATCTTACGGGATACCAGCGGATCGAGCGCGTAGCCGGCTTTCTGAAACGCGGCCACCATCAACGGGGCCTCTCCGTTGATGGCGACACTGGTCACCGTGCGGATTGGCCAGTGGTCGAGCAGGATGTAATCGGTGCCGTTACTGTCGTATGTCTCGTTGAAGGTGCCAAGCGTGAGATCGCGCTCGATCCAGCTCAGCACCGCCGCGGTCGCGCTGTCAGCGAGATCCTGAGCCTGGATGGATGTCACATCAGGCCCAAGCCACGAGATGATGTCCGCGGTTTGAACCCAGGCGGTCACTTCGAAAGATCAGCCTTCATCTGACGGAGCTGCTGGAGTGAGCGGCGCCGATCGACCCGGGCCCCCGTGGCTTTGTCCAACTCAAGAAAAAGCGCCTGACGCTCTTCTTCGTCCGAGGGGGAAAGGATGCCCGACTGGGACTGAACGGGCGGCTGCTCGGAGGTGCCTGGCCCTCCTGAAGTGCCTTGTGTCTCGACGGCGCGCGCCCGCGCGGCCCTGATCAATTCGATTTCCTCGGGAGTGAGCTGTAGCTGTTCGCTCGCTCCGGCATTTCCCACAATGGCGTTTCCCGCGATCGGGAATGTTTCAGCGGGCGGGCGCGCGCTGGCGATGCCCACCCTGACGACGTTCGCTGGCGGCGCGATGCCAGGCCTGGCCGTCTTGTGCGCGGGATCGACCTGGACGGCGCCACGCGACTCCAGTTGTTTCATCAGGTTCGGGGTCATCACGTTGACCTCGAGCAGACCGGAAGCCGGGTTGACCTTGTGTTCGATGCCATCGACCGAGATCGAGGAAATCCCGGGTCGGGCGAATTCATAGTGCTGTGTCATGGATGCCATCCCTGGATACGGATGTCTGGTGAATTCATCCACCAGACACCGAGATTAAAGTGGGTGATGGTGCGCCGATCAGCCCCGCGCGATGTTGGTGATGAATCCCAACGAAGGTGGGAAATAGTGCTGCAGCACTTCATCCGCGTAGCAGCCATATTCGTATTTGCGGGTCCGGAGTGGCCACTCAATCTGATAGTACTCTTTCCGCATCTTCATCTGATACACGTTGGCCACGTCGTTCAGAGCGTACGGCAGGCTGTCGGTCAGGAACATGATGTTCCCGGGCGGCAGGTCCGGATGCAGCCGGATCGGGATCTCCTCGGCCTGGCCCATCCCGAACGGATTGAGATAGCCACGCACGCTGGAGCCGCCGCGGATATTGCCCTGCTGGGTGTTGATGGTAAACCGGCTCAACGGAACCGCCCCACCGGCCGGCGCGGTCAGCACCTTCCGACGAAAAAAGTTCTGTTCCTGGCTTGATACCCACATCTCGGACGGCCCGAGCTTGTAGTTGTTCCAGAACGCCTCCAGCGCCGCGTCGATCTCGACGATGCCGCCGGCGCCGTCCGCGGTCAGCGGGGTGCCGGTACCATCGACGCCCGTGGGCATCGCGGCCCAATAGGCACCAGAGCCCGGCGTCGCGGCGATCGCCGAGAAGCCGTTGAACACCAGACCATTGACCGAGTTGTCGCCGGTGATGGCGGTGAAGGCCTGCCCGGTGACCGGCAATGCCGTGACCAGGACCGAGTTAATCGTGGTGATCGCCACCAGATACTGCACGCCGGCGACGCCAGCGTACCACGCGTAGCCGAACGCTCCGACCACGGGCTGCACATCAGCGCTGATCGAAGAGCCAGCTCCTACCGTCGTCACGCTACCGATCGCCGAGGGAGCCGCCGCGCCACCGCCGTAGGTGTCGGTGGAGCCATCCGCGTTGGTTCTGGTCAGCATGCCCGGCACGCCGAAAGCGACGGTGCTGTTGCGCCAGCCTTCCAGGGTCAGCGCGACGCACCCGACCTGGACGGTGGTGAGAGCGCCGATTGTGCCGCCGGTGCCGTAAGCCGTGACACTGGGGGTGGGCGTGACACCCAGACCCGTGATGCCATTCCCGCCGACGATAAGCATTTCTTCCTGGATCATCAAACTGCGCAGCAGGCTCTGCACCGCGGTGGCCTTCAGATCCTGGAAACCCTCGGCCGACATGTCCGCTTCGAAGGTCACGAAGTTGTCGAGGCCGATGCCGCGGAAGGCGGCGAAGTATTCCATGACCGTCTGGTCGATCACGCCGCCTCGGTTACCTTGCCCCAATCCTGCGCTTATATTCCCAGGGTTGATCGCGGTAATCGCGCGCCAATTTGCCTGAATGCCTCGTCCGCCGCCCACGCGCGGAATTTTGTTCCGCAGTGGCGTGAGAACCGGATAGAGGAGTTTGGCGGGCGCTTCCAGGTCGTAAACCTGCAGGCCGGTGGTCGCTGAAGTCGGTTGAAGGAAGGCTTTGGCCAGCGGATCGCCACCACCGCCGCCATTTCCAAGCATCGCCTGACGCACAAGCGCGAGGCTCTCGGCTACAGATCCTGACATGGGGAATTCTCATCGCCACCGCATCAGTTCGCGGGGTGAGGATTAGGCTCGACCACGCATGGATGGCGCGGGAGAAGGTCTCGATCGTTGAAGCCACCGGGCTCAAACCGGGATCTCCGAGAAAGAAATGGGAGACCACAAACCGGGCTCAAACCGGGACCCGAAGGCCGCGAGGCGCACTCTGCGCATGTTCCTGTCGCGCGCGCAAATGTAATTTGAATTCAGTAGTCGTAAGCCCTGAGGCTAATATTAGCCACCGGGCTTAATATGACCGGTTCGCCGGCCCTCCCGCCGGTTGGCGGGAGGGGGTGAACAGTCGTTGGGGGGGGTGCATGATCGGCCCCTGGTGGGCGGGGCCCACCCTGGGCTTGGGGTCCCAAGGCAGGCCCCTGGCGGGGTATAGGTTCGCCGCTGACGAACGCGGCGAGGGCAACAAGACGGCGAGGAGGAGGTTCGGTCTCTCCTAAGGCGCATTCTGACGCGCCACCTCGCGCACCTGAATGAAACACCCGACCACGTGACTTTGGCAAGCGCTCAGTTGAACCAGTTCAACCGGCACGGGTAGTAGCCATCGATCGCGGGGAAAACGTCCGCCATGATTACCTGCCGGTCGGTATCAGCGGCTGGCCACCGGTGTGATGGATCGCGTTGATCAGCAACCTGGCGGCATCGTTACCCTCGCCTTCCGGGTTGTTCTTGCGCAGGGTATCGAGCCGGCTGGCGATCGTCTCCAGCGTGTTTCCGCCGGCCACGTCCTCTCCCTTGCCAAGCGCCACGACCCTGGCGACGCCGGTCGGTGACATGGGAGTCGCCTCCAGTCGCGCCACCGTGGCCTTCAACGTGTCCAGGTCGCTCGTCTTCTGACCGAGTTGCTTCGCCAGTTCCGGGTTCGCCTTGCGCAGCGTCACCACTTCGTTGACCAGATCCGTGATCGACAAATCGGCGATCATCGGATCAACATCGACGCCAGTTCCCAGCATTTTGGCCAGCGGCATCATCTCCAGCGGTTCACCGCGTTGCAGGCCGACGCTTGGAATCGCCGCCGCGCCACCGCCAACCGCGCCAGCGCCGGTCGTGTCGGTCTGATCGGTGCCATCACCCTGGCCGGAGCCCTGCAGCAGCGAACCGGTGATGACCACCATGATCGTCGCCAGGCGAGCCAGGATCTCCAGCGGGTCTTGCGGGGTATCGTCGGACAGATCGGTCGGATCGACTCCGCTGCCATCGTCGGCCGCGCCACCACCAAGCGCCTCATCACCCGGACCGGTGCCAGTACCATCGCCCGGGTCCGCGCCCGGGGCCGCGCCAGGAGCCGGCGTCGCCGGCGTTTTCGCGGCGGGTTTGGCCGGCGGCGCGGAACCGCCCGGCGCCGGCTTCTTTTTCGGCGGGAACCCACCAGGTGGAAAGGCTTTGATCAGATCGCCCTCGATCTCGAAGATGTCCGGATACGCCGTCAGCACTTCGATCGGGATCGCCTCAGCCTCGAGCAAAGGCGCGGCGCGTTCGCCAGCGAACTTGAACATCTCGCGTCCAAGATCGGCGGCATCCAGCACGAGATCGAGCGGATTGGTGATGTAGCCGCGCAGGCCATCGGGCAGATGGGTTTTCACGAGCAGATCGCCGTCGTCAGTTTCGATTTTCGCGAGTTGCCCAGCCTTCTCCGCCATCTCAAGCGCGGTGTCGTCGGTGGGAAGCTCGACGCTGTTGTTCACCATGGAGCGCAACGCGAACACACCAACACCCATGAAATGATCGAGCTCCTCCAGCAGCTCGGGCGGCAGGATCTCCTGCGGCATGCTGCTGTCACCGTCGATCATGTAGCTGGGCCTGCCGGTCTTGATGGCCTCGACCGTCTGGTTCATCCGGTTCAGCGCGGATGCGAACGCGGAAATGTGATTGAGCCCTTTTTCCAATGGTTCGGGGTCCGGACCATAGATGTCGTCGATCCCCTTGGTGAGGGCGCCCCCGAACTCGGTCAGGCTTTTGGTCAGCAGCTCTTCACGGTTGTCGACGCCTGAAGCATTGATCTCGAGGACACTGGCGCGCAGCGTGTCGACGAGACCAGTAACGGCCTTGTTCATGGTGCTCTCCTGCTTGCGCTGGCCCTTTTTGATCACCCAGGACGTGTCCAGCAATGGCACCGGCCGACGACGTCGCCGCCCGGGTCTCAGATCGGTGTTGTTCAGTCCGCCGAAGGGGTTGGGCGACTGCGTGAAACCGCCACCGCCAGATCCGGTCGATTGACCACCCGTCGCCCCCGCGCCTCCTCCAGCCCCGCTCATGCCGCGACCCTCGCGGCTGGCGGCCTTTTGCGCGAGACAGCGCCGGCGACCGCCGCCGGCACATGTTTGCCATATTTTGACAGATGATTGGCGAGGATCCCGGCCCCTTCGTCAGAAAGATAGCCAGCGAGCGTGCCGGCCAGGACGGTGCCGGCGCCAACGAGAGCGCCGCCGGCGGTGCCGAATGGACCAAGAACCGCGTCCAGAGTGGTACCGGCGGCCGCGCCGGCCTCGGCGCCTTCACCAATGCTGGCGGCGCCGGCAATCGCGGGAATAGCCTCACTGGCCACCGTCGCGCCTTCAGCTCCTTCACCCATGGTCGCCGCGGTGCCAGCGGCTTTCGCGCCCCAACCAGCGAACCCACCTGCCTTGCTGGCTGCCGCGGTCAGGTTCTTCGCCGCGCCCGCCGCGCGCATGATCGAAGGAATGGCATAACCCGCTCCCATCTGTCCCGCCATGCCGCCAAGCGCGTGTGCTGTCGCGATTCCAGTGGTTTGCGGAGGTGCCGTCGATTTATCGCCCAGAGCGCGGCCCGCCGCGGTGCCAGCGGTTTGACCCACCAAATTTCCGGCGATGGCAGCCCCGCCGGGAAGAACAAATCGGGCGATACCCTTGGCCGCGTCTCCGGCCGCGTCTCCGAGGGTCATGGCGGTAAGATCGCCGCTGACGTTTCCCAGGACGCCGCGCGTCGCGGTGCCGGCGGCGCGGCCCGTGACGGACTTCACCTGACCTGGGATGACCCCGTGCACCAAGGCGTTGGTCGCACTCCAGCCCGCCTGGCTCAGTCCATACGAACCGATCTGGCTCAATGCGTGCGCCGGCGCGACCGCTCCCTTGACCTGCGCGCCGATCGAGGGCGCGCGCACCGGCGACGGCGCGATCGCGCGCGGGGACGGCAGCGTCGCGGCGCCGGTGATGGGCGGTAGCCTGGCGATGGGTGAAGCCGTCGGCATCGGGGGGGCCGGCGTGGCGGCGGAAAGCGCGGCGCCGGTGATCGGTGGCGTTGTGGGTGGCGCGCCGGCTCTGGGCTGCCTGGGCTGGAAGAGCTTGCCCAGTTCCCCGACGGACTCGCTCTTCAGCAGGTTGTCGTTCACCCATGCGCGCGTCGCCTGTTCGGCATGTCGCTTGGCCTGCGCGTTACTCGCGTTCGGATTGGCCTGGACGAATGTGCGGTGGTGAAAGTCGTACTGGCCTTCGACGAGATCCACGAGCGTTTCGGTATCCCGCCGATCGAGGCCGGCGCGACGATGGATCGGATCGGGCACCAGGCTACGGGCGAACGCCTTGCGGTCCGCCTCTTCGGAACTTCCGCTGGCATCGCCAAAAATCGTTCCCTCGCCGGCCGTCGTGTCGACGATAGGTGCCTTGGACGTGGGCGGCGATTGACCACTCGCTTCGTGATAAGCGTCGTCCAGAGAAGCGACCATGCCGCGCGTTTGCTCGGGAGTAAGGCTGTAGTACTGGCTCACGACGGCGACGGCGCGACGCAATTGCGTGTATTCGTCGACGTTACCAGGCACGAGGCCATTCATCGTGAAATGCGCGATCACCGCGGCGGTGACCTCGGCTTTGTTCGCGTCCTGGGGTTGTTTGAAAACGTTTCGGTTGTTACCGAAAATGCCACGCCGGCCTGCTCCCGTATTCGCCAGCTCCTTTTGCCCCTGGGGCGTTGACGGGATCGCGATGTGATTGCCAACGAGCAGCCGCGCGCGCGCCGCGTTGTCGAGGATTGGGGCATCCTTGTCCTCGAACAAGGATTTCAGTGAACTCCAATAGAAACTCGCATGTTTGGTTGGGTGCGCCACGAACCGCTCGCCGGGATTGCGCAGGCCTGCTTTTTTGTAGAACGCCTCGGCGAATTCAGCCTCCAGTTTGCCCGGATTGCCGCCTTTTCGTTGCGCGAATTCAAACCCGGGGGGGCCCGCGTTCTCATTGATGTGCCCGTCTTTTCGCAGGTCGGCGAGCGCACGGCCTGTTTCCGCCTGATTGGGCACCACGACAGGATCCGGCGCGGCTGTCACGCCTCGCGCACCAGATCCGCTGCGCACCGCGTTTTTCACGTCGTTCACATCGGCGCCGAACGGCAGATGGTGGAAATCGCCGGTCGCCGAATAGATGTGCATGCCCTGCAGGAACTTCCGCTGACCATCGTTGCCGCGGAAAGTGGGACCAACGATGAAGTCGTTCGGACGACGGACCGAGTCGGGCCAGCTGTGCTCAATGCCAAGATCTCTTGGCCGCCAGTGCTTCGGATGGATTTTGAAACGTTTGCCCGACGGCGCCGTGAGATCGATCGCGCCCATCGCGGTGAGCGGGCCCACGACACTGGCGATGGTTTTCCAGTTCCTCAGCGCGAAAAGACCGGTCTCTTTCCCCTTCGCGCCCGCCCAGCTCGAGACGCTTTTCGCGGTCGCCCATGCCTGCGCGGGATTGGTGGTGTTGTCGTGCACCCAGTCGGAAAGCGTTTTCTGCCAGCCCATGAGGGTCGTGCGGCCGGCCGCGTTCAGCGCGCGGTAATCGGCGAGGCCCTGATGCATGCGCCCCGCGAGCACCGGCGCGATCCGGTCCATCGTGTTTTTGATCGCGCCGGCCGTCGGAATGCGCGCATCGAGGGCGGCATCATGCGCGGCGATCAGCGCTTTGAGGTGTTCCTCCGCCGCGTCGCCGTGCGCCTTCGATTCGTCCAGAAAGGGTTTCGCGGCATTGTCGCCAATCTTGGTCCGGAGCGCGTTGAATCCCGCGAGTGTATTTGATCCGGCGGGCCGCGGCGTGAAGAACCGCGCGCGTCCCGTGGCGAAAGGATTGATGACGTTGTCGTCGCCGGTTAGATCGGCGATTTCGTGATTGCGCGCCGCTTCGAGCTCGGGTTCGAGCGACGTCCCGCTGTTTGGATCGAGCCGTTCCGAGATTTCATTCAGCCGCTGGCGCGTGTGCGCGGTCCAGGCCGGGATATGATTGTCGATCGCCAGCACCGCCGAATCGCGGGTGCGCACAGCGGCGGGCAGCTCATAGCCCATTTTTTCCCGCGCGAATGTGCGAAGCTCGGGAAGTTTGCCGTCCTGGCGCAGATCCTGCCATTCGTCCGGAACGTCTTTCACCGCGTCTTCAAGCAGGGATGTCTCCGAGCTGAGCGTGGCTTTTTCCCGGGTGAGTTCACGGGTTACCTGGGCGCGCTGTTCATAAACCTGATCGATGTCGTGGAGCGTCGCCTCACGGCGGCCAACCCAGTCGTCCCAGATTTTTCTTTGTCCCGGGGTCAGTGCCTCGGTATCGACATTGTTGAATAGATTGGTGACCGCGCCGGTGATCGGACGTCCGTTTTTCCCGGGAATCGGTCCCAGGCCTTTCAACTCCACACGTAACGTTTTATCGAACGTCTGATCGAGCTGGTAACGGAGCCAACTCTTCGCGCCCCCCTGCAGCGCGGTTCCCTCGTTCAACATCCAGTTCTGGATCGCGTGTGCTTTCAGGCTCGCGGCGACTTGGTCTGGTTCCTTCGCCGACCCCGTGAAGGCCGGGATTTTCTTCCCCTTATTGGCATCCACGTAAGCATGCGCGTGCGTGCGCCGAGCGACGCTTCGCGCCTCATTGATCATCGCCACCGGGATGTTCGGCTCGATGACGGGAGGAACGACGGCGGCCCCCGACTGCGGTGGGATCAGCGCGGCGTCAGTCGGTAGACTGCCGCGCAACCGGCCGAGAGCGGCTCCCAGCAACGCCGTCTGACCGCGACGCGCGGCCGCCAGGCCAAACCCAAGGCCCACGGCGGCGCCAATGCCGGCACCGATCTTCGCCCCCGCGATCGATCCCGATCCTTTCCGCGCGAAACGGCCATGCGTGCCGCGAGGATGTTTTTCGTTGAACAGCCCAAGAGCCGCGCCACTGATCGCGCCGGCGCTGACACCCACCGCCGCGCCGGTGCCGACGCGCGATGCGATCGTCAGGCCTCGACCGGTCAGATGACGCCCCACCGTGAACTGGGCCAGACGAGAGCGGAAACTGTCCACCGCGGCGCGCGTCGCCGGCGACGTTCCTTCCTCGATCGCCGGCGCGATCGCGGCCGGCCGAAGCCGGCGGATCACATTCGCCGCGATGCCGCTGATGCTCGCCTTCGCCAGCACATCGTCATCGAGTCCGATCGCCATGAGCTCGGCCTGCTTGGCGAGCACCTCTGGCGCGTCGAACAGCGGGCCAGCGAGTTTCCTGACCCGCCGGGGGAACAGAGTGTCTTCGTATGGCCCAACCTGCGCCTGGGTTTTTTTCGCCCATGGCCCATAAACATAGGCTCCCGTGGTCAGACCTCCGACGATGGCACCAAGAGCACTGCCAGCCAGCCTCGCGCGCGGCGTCCCGGCGCTGATTTCCCAACGTCCTCCCGCGACTCTTCCCACGACCAAACGCGCGGCCGCCGGCAATGCGTTCACGCTGAGCGCGGAAACATGACCCGTCGCGGCGCCAGCGATGCGGCCTACCCGGGTTCCAGCCGCGCGCAGGGTCGCGATTCCGGCGGCGTCGCCCGCCACGGAGGGGCTTGTGAAAGCGGTTCCCAACCGGCGATTGATGGCTCCGACAGCGCTCCGTGTGGCCGCGCGAGGAGCCGCTACCACCAACTGACCAGCGGTGTAGCCACCGAGATCTCCAAGCTTGCCGCCAGCCCAGCGCAACGCCCCGGTGGTCAACCGATCCGGGATATTGCCACGGACGTTTCCGGGGCCTCCTCGCCTTGTCGCCCAATCCGGCAATCCGTGAAATGTCGCGCCCGCGCCGCTGACGGCACCGAGCGCCAGGCCGGCCGCGCCTGCGATCGGTGGCCCAAACATGGAATAGCGTGTTTCCGGGATGACCTGGGTGCCGGCTGCCTCGAGCAGGGGATCGTCGTCCGGTTCGGTCGGCGCGGGAGTCCTGGGACCGCCGCCCGTTGGTGGCCTTCCGCCCGTGGACCGGAACTGCCCGGCGCGGCCGCGTGGATGGCGCCCCTGATTAAACGGCTGGCGTGCTTTCTCCAGTTTGCCCAGCCGCAGCTCAGTCAGGCACTTGTCGATTTCCGTCAGGGCATGCGCGCGCGGATTTGGTCCGTTGTGAAATCGTTTGTAGAGCCCTTTGACCTCGCCGAGGCGAACCTGCCGTTCGGGATCGCTGACCACGTTATTGTGCAGAACCACGCGAGTGCGCAGCTCACCGATGATGTCGCGGTCAAAGGAAACTGTCATGCGCTCAGGCCCATCAGCCAGTTCCACACCTCGCCGGCCCCGACCGGAAGACGGCGATGTTTGAACGTGAACTCGATGAATTCCAACATCAACCCGCCGCAGAGCAGGAT